GGTTAGCAGGGGATACTGCTCGTCGCTCACGGAGCCACCGTCGCCGTCCGCCTTGATGCCAGAGAGGGCTTTGCTACCCTTAGATTTCATCATGGTATTCTGATTAGGGTTGAACGCACCGCCCGGGTTGAAGGTCTGCACAGCCTGGTTGAAGTTATCTGCGAGGCCTGTGACCATGCCGTTCTGTGCGGCCTGCTTGCCCGAGAAGGTCTGACCTTCCATGGCGTTGGCTTGGACCATCGTGCGCTTCATGTTCACAGCGGACTTGAAGTCGGCGTGAATCGCATCGACCCCGCTCTGGAGGTTCGCCATCTGTTCCTGCGTCATGGTCGTGCCTTCGACGCCAGCACCCTTGTAGATGCCGGACTTGATAAGCACGCTCTTGGCGCCGGCCATGTCGTAGGCCTTAGACATATCGACGAGGTTCATGTAGACCCCGACAGAGCCGACGGTGGACGAAGGGCTGGCCACCACGCGGTCCGCAGCTGAGCCGAGCCAATAGGCGGCCGAGGCCATCTCGCTATCAGTGTAAGCCATCGTGGGCTTACCGATGTTGCGGATGAGGTTGGCGGCTTCTTCGACACCCGTGACCGTGCCGCCAGGGGAGGAGATTTGCAGGGCGATGCGTTTGACGGAGGGATCGGCTTTCATGCCATCCAAAGCCATCGTGATGTCGTTAAGGTCGACCGCACCCATCATCTTTTCCATCGGGGTGAGGCCCTTGCCAATCACGCCGACAATCGGGACGACGCCTGTGCCGTCTTCGGTTACATAGGCCGTAGGGGCCTGTCCGAATAACTGCGTGAGCATATCCGTGAAGCCGAACTTCTCGGAGAGGTCCGCGTGGGCCTTCGCCTTGGACGGGTCGATGAGCAAAGGCTCGCGGCCAGATAGGCCATTGGATAGGAAGCGCATGATTATTCGTTGGAAGGGGGTTGAGCCGTCTCGACAGGGTTCTGGGCCAGCGTGTCCACTGTGCCGGGTTGGACATTCTGCGGTTTGTAGAGCAGCTCGAAGGGCAGGCCGTGCTGTTGGGCAAGTTTGGTGATGTAAGCCATATCGTTGGCCCGCTTCTCCATCTCCTGTCGGAAATCGAGACCACGCTGAGCGTAAAGTTCGGACATGGATAGGAGGCCGAGCTCTACGTCAGCCCGGTCATTAGCCGCGTCACGGCCAGCGTCCACGGTCACGCTCTTAGGCGTGGTCCATGAAGTGCGGGCCCAGTTAGGATCGTCGGGAAGTTCGCCGTCAGCGATAGCCTGTCCGATGATGTAGCCCCAAGTCGGGACGCACATCTGCTCAATGACGATGGTCTGATACTTGCCAAAGACGCGTGAAGCCTTGGCCGTGATGAGTCGGACGGTGGCCCCACCAATCTTGGAGGCATCATCGACGAACTCGAAGGGAAGGACACCCGCGGCGATTTCACGGCGTAGGGCTGAAATGAAGCCGTTGAACGCAGGTGACGGACGGTTAGATGAGAAGGATTGGAAGTCCTCCCCTGGTTCAAGGGCTAAAAGTTTGCCACCCATGCGGGCGTGGACGTTTTCGTAGTTAGACGCAAGGCCTGCACCGAGTTCAGCTGCGAGGTCGCCGTCGACATAGCCGCCGGTCTTTTTAATGACGCGAGTGACGTCGGCGTTATCCTTAACGGCGAGTTTTTCGAGCTCGAGGATTTCCATCTCGTCTTGGATGGAGTTCACGGAGTGCTGAAGCAGGGGAACGCCACGAGCGCCGGAAGCGTATTCGTGGTCCACGATGTGCATCATCGATTGAGCGAGAATAGAGCGGTCCGTGCCATCTGACTTGTAGACATTGAAAGAAATCAGTTCACCGAAGGGGCCGAACTGAACGCCGTCGTGCATACCCACGGGAGGCACTTCGCCCTGGATGGGATTACCGACGCGGTGGGCTTCCATCAGCTGCAACTTGGCGTCACCCGACGCGTTACGAACCTTGGCGATAAAGGCATCACCATCACGGATCATAGCACGGACCATAATAGCCTGGGCCTGCCAGAAGGAGAAACGGTTCGTGATGTCTACCCGCTTGGCTTTTTCGAGGAAGTATTCCTCATACATCTTCGCCTTCTCCGGGTCATCAGCGTGCGACTGGGGCTTGATGCCGTCACCCACAGTGTAGAGCACGACATCGCCGAGAATCTGTTTGAATAGTCCGCTGTTCCGCTCCGCCCAGCGACACTTTTTGACCATCGAAAGACGGTCATAGGCCGACATATCACGGCGGAGGTCTTGCGGGGCTGAGCCGTAGAGTGAACGGCGGAGGCGAGTGATGCCCGTGGACTGCCAGCCCTGGAACGAGGCCTGCGGGGCCAGATTCGGTTCTTTCTTGGCAACAGTGCGCTTGGGCACGGTCACTTTCTTGCGGGGGGCTGGTTTGGGCATGGCTTAGAAGTCGATGCGGTTATTCCAATTCGTCGAAACGATTGGAGGCCTGCGTCCATAGGTCAGCGGATCGAGGCTGCTCAGGGCAAAGAGGCTCTCGGTCAACATCTCACGCGGGGGAAGGGCGAAGGCCTTGCTCGAGCTCGAGCCGGAGTCAGAGTAGGACATAAGCGTCTTACCTTCCGTAATCATGGCGACGGCCTTGTCGCGGATAGCCAGAAGTTGTTCCTCGGTGAGCCCAATGAAGATGCCGGATGCCATTTGTTATTGCTCGCTCTGGCAATTAGGGGAGAGGCAGGCCGGGAGTCCCATGCCCGTATTGCACCACGATTGCATATTCCCGACCTGCCTCCGTATTTGCTATCGTGGGCATCCTTATTCGGAAGGCAAGTCTGTCTCAGAGGCTTCTTTTCCAACGATGCCCCAGCGCACGGCGGCCAGTAGGGCCAGCAGTTCGCAGTCCAGGGCGTGATTGTCTACCTTGCCAGCAGGTAAAATCCATTGGGGCTTGCCCGTCCGTTTGTCCTTAATGCGGACTTCGGCGTTTAATTGGTCTACATAATCGGCGGTGGCGTCTCGTGGGAAGGTGAAAACCTTGCGGGAACGGAGGCCGTGGAGCAGGTCTTTGCCGGCCAAGTTAGACCAGTTGATGAGTTCGGCCCGCTCGGGAAGGCCGGGCACCATGATGCGCTGCTTATCGGAATAGAAACGGCGGATGGTCTTTCCCGTGCGATCTGTGACGGCGAAGTCTTCGGAGCCCGACCCCTTGGCGCACTTCCACTTCCGCTTGGTGGCCTCACGATAGACTACGGTGGTGTTATCGCCCGAGTCTACCATCACAAGGGCCGGGTGGACGCCGTGCTCCTTGAGGAACGCTTCCACATTCTCCCAAGTCTCGATTTTGGAAAAGGCTTTGAGACGGCTGTGCCCGCTGGTCGCCCAACGACGCACCGTCACCCAGAAGTGGCCTCGTTGCACATCGACGCCCGCCGTCCGCATCGGCCAGCATTTCTCCGGCGCACCTTCCCGCTCGACGACCTTACCGCGAGGAGTCACGACGGCTTCCTTGTCCCAATCATCTGCCAGAGCGTAGTCAGAGGCCTCGGCCAGACTGACCATTTCGCCACCTTCTTCACTCCAAGGCATGGCAAGACGCTTCTGTTTGAAGACGCGGCGAGGAGTGTCGTCGCCATAGGTGTCATTCGTTTCCTTAGCCCGGAGCATCATCACGCCTAACTCGCCCCAGCTCATTGTCGCTAGGCTGTTCCAATGCAGGCCGATATGTCCGACATTGGCCGAGACGGCGGTAGCGACAAACGATCCGTGAAGGTTGGCCTCATAGCGGCTGGCGTTCGTATCAGGAAGACGCGTCAGACATCCGGCACACTCATAGGTCGTGCCCGACGCTACCTTACCGAGATTCCATGTCCCGCCCTGCTTGGCGTCCTCGGGGAAACGTACCTGCTCCCATACCCACGGCTGTAATTTCTGGCATGATGGGCAGACGAAATTCCAGTCTCGTTGGTCTGTAGTTTCGTGCAGCTGATGGAACTCCTGCCCAGCCCGACCTCCCTGCGACATAAAGATGCGCTTGCCCATCCAACCGAAAGCGGTGACGCGGGCGGACGCTTCCACGAGGTGTGAAGGCGGGGACAGCCAGCACTCGTCGGCGATGATGTATCGAAGGGACAGGCGCTGAAGGTTAGACTCATTCCAGATACCGCGACAGTAGACCGTCATACGGTCAAAGTCCGCCGTCGTTGAGCGGTCCTGGTCTTCGTCCTTTAGACGAGCCATCACAGGTGGGCAGTTCTTCCAGACGGGTCGAAGATAGCGGATGGCAAAATCCTTGGCCTCGGGGTCGTTGGCCTGAAGCACCATCGTCGGGCCCGGAGCATTGGCGATGATGTGACAAGTGAACAGGCGGGCAAAGAGAGATTTTCCAGATTGGATGCTGGCGAGCACCGTCATCAGTCGCGTCTCGGGGTCAGCGGCCAGCCTCAAGGCCTCCGCGATCCACGGCGTGCGGTCAGAACGGAACGGGCCGGGCATCGGACTGTCGGGGATGGCGAGCACATTTTCCTCCATCCATTCCACGATGTCGCCTGAGTCCGCTGGCTTCATTACCGCCCGACCAATCGAGAGCAGGTCAGCCTTGTTCATCGGCGCTCAGGTCTTCCCGCGTTTTCCGTGCCCACGCTTCGAGGGCCTTCACGGCCTTCGCCGGGTTTTCTGGATTGCAGGCCTCGGCCACATCGAGCGCTAACTTGTCGAGACGGTTGACGAACTCGGCGGTCAGTTGACGCATCGCTTCGGCGGCTTCTTTTGCCGTGATGTAGTCTCGGGAGAGGATGAGGCGACGCTCCTGCTCGGCCTCGAGGTCGAGGAGTTTGGAAGTAGCCTGATTAAACTGCGTGTGATACTTGGCTTGATTTGGATCGCCCTGCTCCATCGCCGCACGCCAGATGTCTCGGGCCCGGCTGACGTCCTCGTTTTGCTTGCGGATGCGTTCAGCCAGGGAGCCGTCATCGAGCTGCGCCGCGTCAACGACTGGTGCGTGAGCCTTGCGGGACTCCTCGCGGTTCGTTCGCCATGCCATGGCGGCCTCGATAGAGTGCGTGGGCATACCTTCTCGCTTCAAAACGCTGATCCGTTGCGGTGTAACACCTAAAGCGTTTCCTATCTCCAAGTTAGTCAGGTGCTTCATTATCTGTCTCTTATACACCTCTGAC